TAATGGGCGACACACAAGATAAGACCGATGCGTATGCAGCATTAGATCAAAGCGAAGTCGATGATTACTTACAGGACATTTTAAATGAACCTGTAACCTGTGACTGTCAAGAATAATGAGACAACATCCATATGAAAAATTACTGGCCCGAAAACGTAAGTGGTCACCCGTAAAACCCACCGCTGGACAATTGAAAGATGGATCAGAAGAGACCATCAGACGTGCGCTCGCAATACGTCATATGGAGCTACCAGTTGGTACCTTCATTCAGGAAGGCCTTGAAAAGGCTGTGCCCGATAACGCTCGCACGTTATTAATAGATAATGTTAAAGATGAAGAAAGACATGATCTCGCCTTGGGCTATATAGCAGATGCCCTTGGCGTAGATGAAAATGCAGAAAATGAAGCCTTTAAATTGAGAGATGCTTGGATTTCACACCCTGACCATACAATCACAAAAGCTTTGGTGGCAGAACGTGCCATCTTCTTTGTACTTCTTCCTTTTTTTAGGTTTAATGGCGATCCCGCTCTCAGAACGGTATCAGCTGATATTTCCAGAGACGAACAAATACACGTGGCCACTAATAGCCTTGTATGTCACGAGCTGGGCTTATCTGCTAGTCAATCTTTGGATAAACTTAGGAAGGCCACCATTAACTGGGTTCTTCAACCCCTAGGTATAAATACTACCGATAAATATTTGGACAAAAATTTTTGGCTGGATGCAAGCGATCGCTTAATGTACGAAGGGAAAGCCCCTGAGTTTTCTGAGACACAGAGAGCCCGTATGCCAGCTTTTTTCGAACATTCTAATGTCAATCTCCCTCAGTACGCTTAAGCTCCACAATGAGAGGGTGGATGAACTTCTACAGAAAGTGGAAGATCATTTTAAGTGGAGCCCAGTCCACCCTAAAGAACCAATTGAATCAATCATGTACCGTGCTGGTCAGGCTAGCGTGGTAGAATATATTAAAAAACTATCAGAGGAAGAAGATTAATGTGCGTAGGAAATTTATTTAGTAGTCCAAAGGCTCCTGCACCGCCACCAAGAATGAAACCAGCTCCACCTTTGAAATCACCTGCACCTCCTCCAGAGATGCCCACTCCTGATAAGATTAGGGATGAAGAAGAGGGAGATGATAAGCTTTCAACACGTAAGAAGAAAGCTCTAGAGATACAAAAAGTACAGAAAGGTGTCAAAGAGTTTGGAGCAATTAATCCTGCTACTACACCAAGCACACCTCCAGGCGGCGTAGCCCCACCAGTTTAAGGAGGATTATTATGTGTTTAGCAGCAGCAGATCAAGTTACTGGTCAACTAAGACGAACAAGAGATAACGTAAACTCTTTAACTGGATGGGGTAATCCAGGTACTAGAGGTGAAAAATCAGGCCCTAGTATAACTGTTTACAACCAACTACCAAGTGGTGATATATCTAAAGCAGATACACCAGGTAAAGATTCTCTTAAGGTTTCAGGCGGAGGTAAAAAATAATGTGCTTAGGTGGGGGAGGTGGCGGCGGCTACCAATATAAAGAACCAGAGAAGTATATGCCACCACCTGGCCCTGACATGGGACCAGATAGAGTGAATGATAAAATTATTTCTGACACTGGTAATTATAATAGAGATAACTTAAAATTGGGATCGACTGAGGCAAAGCCACAAAGCCAATCAAGTAAAAACAGAGGACTATATTAATGAAAGCACGTGATAGATACTCTCAACTAACCCGTGGTAGAACACAGTTCCTTCATACCGCAGTTGAGTGTTCAAGATTAACACTGCCCTATTTAGTCCAAGAAGATTTAAGTTCACGACCTGAACACCAAAAGTTGCATACACCTTGGCAGTCAGTAGGCTCCAAGTCAGTGGTCAACTTAGCAGCTAAGCTTATGCTTGCTCTACTACCACCACAAACTAGTTTCTTTAAGTTTCAAATTAGAGATGACAAGTTAGGTGTTGAGTTTCCACGTGAAGTAAAGAGTGAGTTAGATTTATCCTTTGCCAAGATGGAAAGGATGGTAATGGATTACATCAATGCTTCTACTGATAGAGTAGTGGTACACCAGGCACTCAAACATTTGATTGTCTCTGGTAATGCATTGATATTCATGGGCAAAGATGGTCTCAAGAACTATCCCCTAAACAGATTTGTAGTTAACAGAGATGGTAACGGGCATGTTTGTGAGATCGTTACTAAGGAACTAATAAGTCGTAAGATGCTGGACATAGATCTGCCAGAATCTTTACCTAATTCCCCAGGGGATGATGGATACACGACAGGATCTAAAGATCAAGACGTTGAGGTGTACACCTACGTCCGACTCGATGATAACGGCAGATGGGTTTGGCATCAGGAAGCATTCGATAAGATTATTCCTGGCAGCAGAAGCACAGCTCCTAAGAAAACTTCTCCTTGGTTAGTATTAAGATTTAATACAGTTGATGGAGAAGATTATGGTAGGGGTAGGGTAGAGGAATTCCTTGGTGATATAAGATCACTTGAAGGACTCTCTCAGGCCCTCGTAGAAGGCTCTGCAGCAGCCAGTAAGGTAGTCTTCCTTGTCTCACCATCATCAACAACAAAACCAAAGACTATAGCCGATGCTGGTAACGGTGCAATCGTTCAGGGTAGACCTGATGATGTAGGTGTTATCCAGGTTGGTAAGACAGCTGACTTTAGAACAGCACAAGAACAGATGGTTAATTTGGAGCGTCGTATTAACGAAGCTTTCCTTGTACTACAAGTCAGACAAAGCGAAAGAACTACTGCGGAAGAGGTACGCCTCACGCAGATGGAACTAGAACAACAGTTGGGTGGGCTCTTCAGCTTGCTCACGGTGGAGTTCTTGATACCTTATCTTGATAGAACATTACACATCCTACAACGTAACAAGGATCTTCCTAAGATTCCTAAAGATGTGGTACGACCACAGATCATTGCAGGTGTTAATGCATTAGGTAGAGGACAAGACCAACAGACTCTAGTCCAGTTCGCTCAAACCCTAGCATCTACTATGGGACCAGAGATCATGGCTAAGTTCCTTGATCCAGGTGAGTACGTTAAGCGACTCGCAGCAGCATCAGGTATTGATGTACTGAATCTTGTTAAGACTCCTGAGACTATGGCTCAAGAGAAGCAACAACAGATGCAACAGATGCAACAGCAAGAACTGCTGAAGCAAGCAGGTCAATTTGCAGGTACTCCTATGATGGATCCAAGCAAGAACGAAGGCATGGCTCAAATGATAAACGACGGATACGATCAACTAAAAAATGGCAACAACCAAGGCGTCCCGCCCGACGCGGGTCAAGAAGAAGCCGCTCCCGAAGGTTAGTAAACCTGAACCTTTGGTAGACGAGAATGAAATTGCAAAACCAACTGCTATAGCAGCTAAAGCATTAATAGGTGCTGACCCTGAGCTTGTGACAACAGTAGGTTTAGGTAATCTAAAAGTAACAACTGCTCAAGGAATAAAGAATGACGGAAAAACTAACGTATGATCCCACCCCAGCTGACGCTCCTGAATTTACAGAGGATGAGCAGAACTCTTTGGAGGTGGCTGAAAGACTAGGTCAAGAAGAAAATGAACTCCTAGCTGGTAAGTATAGGAACGCTGAAGAACTTGAACAAGCTTACATTGAACTTCAAAAGAAATTAGGTTCTTCTGATGATGATGATTTTGAAGTAGATACTGAAGAAGATGAGTATGATGAAGAGTGGAGCGAAGGTGCTTCCCTTATTGCGGATGCTTCTCAAGAGTACTACGATAATGAAGGTCAGCTTTCAGAAGAAACCATGGAAAGATTTAAGGAGATGAGTAGCACTGATCTCGTAGATGCTTACATGGAGATTCAAGCTAACAATCCTAACGCAGGTTTACAAGCTGAATCACCTGATTTAACTGATGCTGAGATGAATCAAGTTTATAACTCAGCAGGTGGTGAAGGAGAGTACAACAGACTTACTAGTTGGGCTGCAGAAAATTTAGCAGAAAATAAATTAGATGCTTTCAATAGCATCATTGATCAAGGAGATGCAACAGCTATACAAATTGCTGTGGCAGGATTAAGATCTGAGTATGAAACTCAGCAAGGTTACGAGGGTAGGATGTTACAGGGCAAAGCAGCACGTACTACAGATGCATTCCGTAGTCAAGCTGAAGTTGTTGCTGCAATGGGAGATCCTCGTTATGAAAGAGATGAAGCATATCGTCAAGATGTGTATGACAAACTTGAACGTTCAAACATCGCATTCTAAATTATGTCAAAAGCTTATGACCCATCGGCTAGGCCTAATGCTATGCGCACTAAATACAATGTAAGGACAACTGGTGATCGCTGGTTTATACCTTACAATGATAATGCGACTACAGCAGCACAGCTAGCTCAATGTAAAAACCAAGTTGGTAAAACAACTAATGGATCCACAGAAGCAGGAGTGGAAAACGTAGTATGACCACTCTCTCAGTACAAAAATCCCCTTTTCAGAATTGGGATGAGTTTTGTGGCTGGGTAACAAGTACCGACAACCGCCTCTATGTGGGGTGGTTCGGTGTACTTATGATACCCGCACTCTTAACCGCAGCAACTTGTTTTATTATCGCGTTCATCGCTGCACCGCCAGTAGACATTGACGGAATACGCGAACCAGTCGCAGGCTCACTACTTTATGGAAACAACATTATATCTGGAGCTGTTGTCCCTAGCAGCAATGCTATTGGGATGCACTTCTACCCGATCTGGGAGGCAGC